TTAAAATTGCAAAAGCACTTGATACATCAACGGATTATTTGTTGGGCCAAGACAATACAAGTGGCTTACAGAAAGAGTTTGATGATGCACGAGTGATTTTGGCAAGGAATGCTTCAAAAATGAGTAAAGAACAAAAAATGGAACTTATCAATCTTTTAATGTAACAAACAGGAGAACATATGCGTCTGGAAGATGAACAGTATGAAGAGATTAAGAGGACGGTAATAGATACCCTTTCTCTGTATGGAATCAGATGTATTCCGATTAGTGCATTTGAAATGGCTACAAAAATGGGAATTAAAGTTATTCCGTACTCAGCATTGAGTGAGGAAAAGAGAAGTGCGGCAATGCGTGAAAGCAAAGATGGATTTTCAATAGGTAGTTCTCAGAGCCAAGAGTGGATGATTTTTTATAACGATGCATGCGAAAGTTATGGAAGAATCAATCAAACTATAATGCATGAAATTGGTCATTACGCAATGGGCCATATTAAAGATGGAGAAGAGGAAGAATCGGAGGCAAAATTCTTTGCAAAATATGCACTTGCGCCGCCACCGTTGATTCATACTTTCATAGAGCATATCACTCCAGATTCGATAAGAGATGTTTTTGATCTAAGTAATCAGGCAGCCCAAAATGCTTATTGGTATTATCGAAGTTGGTTGTATAATGGTGGAAGCTGTTATACAGATTACGAAGAGAAAATACTTGAGTTATTTAAGGCTGAATGTTAAACAAAGATGTATGAGTCGAAAGACTTTATACATACAACAAAAAACCAAGCACCAGGAGATGCTTGGCTCTTGCGAAAAATGTAAATACAGTTCTTCAACTGGTTACAATGTTCTCTAGTCAATTACATTGTAGCACTGTATTTATCCTTTTGCAAGGGAATTGTGAAAGGATGGGATAACTATGTGGATTTTTAGAGCATGGATAACAGGTAAAGATGGTTCTAAGATTTATGCCAAGGACCATGGTAAAAAGGCCTTCCGATTTTGGGTAGGTCCTGGATCTGAGCCAGATAAAAAGAAAAATCAGTAATTAAATCAATCGAGAAGCATATTTAGCCAGTTGGATATGTTTCTACTTTAAAGTATTAAAAGGAGTAGAGACATTATGGCAAAGACAAAATCAAGTGTTAGAGGAACTCAAAATAAAAAAATCGTAGTTGTAAAACCATATACACGAAGCGATGGTGTAAAAGTCCGAGAACATAGACGTTCAACACCAAATTAAATACTTATATAAACAGAGGCATTGTATGATGTCTCTGTTTGTACTACTAGTAAATAATAACATTACATATTATACAGGAGACAGGGTTATGGATTTAAAAAAACAGATTTTGAAAGACTTAAGCGAGATGGACGGAAGAGAGGTTAATGATAAATATAATGATATATATGAGCAGTATAAAATTGCGGTAGCTGAATTGCAAAGGGATGGATTTATTGTTGGGGCAACTGTTTTCTACTACGAGAATACGCAGGAGCCGGAAGTTGTTTCTTTGAAAGCAGCTGAATTGACACAAAAAGGAAGAGAATTATTAGGAATATAAAAAATAAAGTATCAACATAGAGCACCCTTCGGGGTGCTTTTCTAATGTCAATAATCGTACAGCGTGCACAGCACCAGCACTTACATACTTTAGGCATGGATTCACTGTATGTAGGTGTTAGCACCTCCTTTCGTCACGGTAGCAATCGGCTGTCGTGTATGGTGCTGGCAGGACTGTATTTTACATAATAACAAAAATGAAACGATTGAGAGGTGGTGAGGCTTGGCACGAGCGCCAGATCAAAGAGTTGATGAAGCCAGAAAGTTATTTGAATCTGGCTTGAAATTAATTGAGATTTCTGAGAAGCTTGGTGTTCCGGAAGGAACGGTCCGAAGCTGGAAGAATAGATACAAATGGAACAATGCAACGTTGCAAAAGAAAAAACGCAACGTTGCAAGAAAACGTGGCGGTCAGCCCGGTAATAAAAATGCAGAAGGACATGGAGGCACAGGACCACCCGGAAATAAGAATGCAGTGAAGACGGGAGAGTTTGAAGCTCTCTTTTTTGATTCCTTGGATCCGGAAGAAAAAGAATTGATTCAGGCAGTACAACCGAATAAAGAACAGTTGCTCCTGCAGGAGATTCAGCTACTGACTGTCCGGGAAAGAAGGATGCTTAAAAGAATAGAATCACTGAAACTCTTAGAGCGAACTTCTGCCTTGGAAGAAAATGAAGAAGAACTCGGTAAGGCTCCTGCCGGAATGTCCGTTACAAAGTATAAATCCGGTGTGGAAAAAGGAAAGCCAACGATTTTGAAAGAGTACGAAGGGATTCTTGGACAGATTCAGTCGATTGAGGATGCACTTACAAGGGTACAGGCGAGAAGACAGAGAGCAATCGAGACATTGCACAAGTTTGGCTATGATGATGCGAAACTTGAGCTTGCGAGTATGCAGCTGGAATTCGCTATGCTGCAGCAGGATAATGTTGATGAGTATACCGCAGACGATGGATTCCTTGAGGCAATGAATGCAACAGCAAAAGAGGTCTGGGGTGATGATGATGTATGACAAGATCATTACTCTAAAAGAAAAACTCTTGAGAATGAAGGCTAACAAAGGAAGCAGACAAATCGGACAGACATTTCATTTTTCTCCGTTTTCTAGGAAACAGAAGAAGGTGCTTACTTGGTGGTGCAAAGAGTCACCGGTACATGATAAAGATGGCATCATAGCTGATGGAGCTATCCGATCAGGAAAGACAATCAGCATGTCACTGTCATTTGTAATGTGGGCTATGAATTCGTTTTCTGGCAACAACTTTGCAATGTGTGGAAAGACCATCGGTTCCTTCAGACGAAATGTTCTGTTCTGGCTAAAACTGATGCTCCGTTCCAGAGGGTATTCCGTAACTGATCACAGAGCTGACAATCTATTGACGATTAGGAAAGATGGCAAGGAGAACTACTTCTACATTTTCGGTGGCAAGGATGAGAGATCACAGGACCTTATCCAAGGTATTACTCTTGCCGGTGTGTTCTTCGATGAAGTTGCACTGATGCCAGAGTCATTCGTTAACCAGGCTACTGGACGATGCTCTGTAAAAGGTTCTAAATTTTGGTTTAACTGCAACCCGGATGGACCGTATCACTGGTTTAAAGTCAACTGGATCGATAAAGTGAAGGAAAAGAATTTACTGTATCTTCACTTTACGATGGATGATAACCTTTCTCTTACAGAAGAAATTAAAGCCAGATACCGGAGCATGTACATTGGTGTTTTCTTTAAACGTTATATCCTTGGCCTGTGGGCAGCAGCAGAAGGAATTATTTATGACATGTTTGATGAAGAGAAGCATGTGCAGAACATAAAAGAGTTCTTTCAGATGCTGATCAATGGAAACAGATATGTATCCTGCGACTATGGTACACAGAACGCGACTGTTTTTCTATTGTGGAACAAAGGAATCAATGGAAAATGGTACTGTATCCGGGAATATTATTATTCCGGAAGAGATAAAGGTAAACAGAAAACAGATTCAGAATATGCAGATGACTTGAAAGAGTGGCTTGATGGGACGAAGATTAAAGCGATTATCGTGGATCCATCGGCCGCTTCTTTTATCGCAGAACTTCGGAAGCGAGGATACAAAGTTTTGAAAGCAAACAATGATGTACTGGATGGAATTCGTCTGGTTGGAATGCTTCTGAACCTGGAGAAGATTGTCTTTGCTTCTTCCTGTAAAGAAACCATAAAAGAGTTTGCTTCTTACATCTGGGATGAGAAAGCAGTTGAACGCGGTGAAGATAAACCTGTCAAGCAGCACGATCACAGTATGGATTCAACACGTTATTTTGCAAGTACAATTTTAGGTCATAAAGTGGCAAGACTGAAAGAAGTCAGGAGGTGATAGAGATGTATACATTTACGATACCGCGCGAAGAATTTGATGAACTGAATCCGAATAAACAGATGCTTCGAAAGCTGATCAGCAGTCATATCAGTAAGGTGGATCGCTTGAAAAGGAACATGGCTTATTACGAAGGAAAACACGATATTCTGAATGACAAGAACAGAGAGAATAAACTTGTATGTAATCATGCGAGGGACATTTCGGATACAGCAAGTAGCTATTTTATTGGAAATCCTGTGTCGTATAAGTCAGAAAGTGACATTACAGCGCTAACGGATGCACTGGAAATAGCTGGAGCTGATGAAGTAGATGGTGACAACGGATTGGAGCTTTCTATTTATGGACTTACTTATGAATATATTTATGTAAAAGAAAATGAAACCTGTTTGAGCGTAAAGAATGTATCAGCAGAAAATACCTTCATGGTAAAGGACGACAGCATTGAGGAGAACGAACTTTTTGCTGTCTATTATTATGTCAAAAAAGATGATGCGAATACAAAACCAGATCGTTATATGGCCACGGTGTTGACTCCAAACTATAAATACGAACTGGATATTCAGAACGACAAAACCATTTTGCAAGAGACTACGGAAAAGCCTGTACCTCACTACATGGGAGAAATTCCCATTATTGAGTATTTGAATAATAAGCTGGCCATCGGTGATTTTGAACTGCAGATTCCGCTGATTGATGCATACAATGCACTGATGAGCGACCGTGTCACAGACAAGGAACAGTTCATTGATGCAATCCTTGCCATTTACGGTACATTACTCGCAGATGATGAGATCGAAGATGAAAATGGTGAAAAGAAAGATGGCATGGAAGCGGCTATAAAACAGCTAAAAAAGAGGAAAGTTCTGGAAGTTCCGGATGGAGCAAAAGCGGAATACCTGACAAGGACATTTGACGAATCTGGAGTGGAGATCCTGAAAAAGGCCATTGAGCAGGATATTCACAAGTTTTCGCATATCCCATGTATGACAGATGAAAGCTTCGGAGGTAATGTATCTGGTGTGGCCATGGAGTTCAAACTTCTTGGTATGGAAAATATTACAAAGATCAAAACCAGATATTATCGCAAAGGGCTCAGAAAGAGAATTAAGATCTTTTGCAATTTTCTTTCACTGCAGGGAAAACAGGTAGATCCAACAGGAATTACCATGGCATTTACCAGAGCACTTCCGAAGAATCTGCTTGAAATCTCTCAAATTGTATCGAATCTATGGGGAAAGGTCAGCAAGAAAACACTACTTTCTCAGGTACCGTTTGTTCAGAATGTTGATGATGAACTGGCAGCAGTCGAGAAAGAAGCAGAAGAAAATATCAAACGTCAGCAGGAAGTATTTGGTATACAGAGTAATATTCCACCGGATAAAGAACTGAATCCAGAAGACAAACCAGAGAAAACGAAAGAAACGACAGATGTAAATGAGTGATTACTGGGAAAATCGTGCGGCATGGGACATGTATGAGCAGATGGAGGATGCAGAAGCAACTGCAGATCTGGTTGCAAGAGTATACAGATCAGCATCTTCTCAGATTGTATTTGCCGCACAGGACATATTCGAAAAGTATATGACAAAGCACAAACTGTCCCAGACAGAAGCATGGAATCTGCTGAACCGTATGCAGGATAATGATTCTATTGAGAAGCTGCTTCTGGAACTGAAAAATAAGAATTTAGGAGAGAATAAGCAGGAACTGATAAAAGAACTGGAAGCTCCAGCGTATAGAGCTCGGATTGAACATCTTCAGGAGCTCTTAAAACAGGTAGATTCAGTTATGCAAAGCGTATATCAACAGGAACAGCAGTTTGACACAAGCTTTTTTGAACAGCTTGCGGAAAATGCTTATTATAAAACGATATACAATACGCAGCATAAGACTGGATTAGGATTTAGTTTTTCACATGTTGATCAGAAGCAGATCGACCGTGCATTGCGTATGAACTGGTCAGGAAAGCATTATTCGAAGCGCATCTGGAAGAATACAGACGATCTTGCAAAAACGGTTAAAGACGAATTGCTGGTGAGTCTTCTGACCGGCAGAACAGATCGTGAGACGGCGGCAGTTATCACAGCGAAGTTTGGTGGTGGAGCAATCAAGGCAAGACGACTGATCAGGACGGAAAGCTGTTTCCTTTCTGGAGAACTGACAGCTCAGGCTTATGAAGAGTGTGACATACAGAAATACCGGTATGTTGCTACGCTGGACTTGCGAACCAGTAAGATATGTCGTGAGCTGGATGGAAAGACGTTTTTGGTATCGCAAAGGCAGGCAGGAAAGAACTATCCGCCGATGCATCCGTGGTGTCGATCTACCACAATCAGTGTGATTGATGATGAAACACTGTCCAAAATGACACGTGCTGCATACAATCCGGAAACTGGACGTACTGAGAGAGTCCCTGCAAATATGACATACAAAGAGTGGTATGAGAAGTATGTCAAAGGTAATCCGGATGCCGAAGTCCAAGAGAAAGCAGTTAAAAATGCATTAGCTGACTGGAAACAATATGATCAGTACAGAGAATCTCGACAGTCAAAGTTTTCAGAGCGTTTCACTGAATTAAACAATGGTCAAAAAGATACCATTACAGCCAGAAGACTTATGAACAACCTCAACAAAACAGAAGTTGGAAAAGAAACTGTATCATATATTTCTGAACATCCAGAATTGAATATAAATATGTGCTATAAAGTAGATGCACCTGAAGATGTTCTGGGATTACAGGACGGGAATGATATTTATATTTATGCGAGTAGAACAGCTACAGTACAAAAAACAGCTGAGACTATTGTACATGAAGTTACACATCACAGATATGACATTGGCGGAAATCAGTGGTCTGAATGTGTTTGCAGGGCACAGGAAATAAAGCACCGAAAAGGTGTTGATAAATTGACCGGAGAAGAGTTGCGTGATATAATTAAATCAGTTAAGAAAGACTATCCAGATTATAAATGGAGGTAGTATCATGAACAAGGCTGAGGAACTGTTTCAGAGAATTAAAAAAATGAGAAATGGCGAAGAAGTTATCTGCAGTCATTGTAAAAAAGGAATAATGCTTCCTATAGGTGATTGCAAAACAACAAAATGCTTTTATTGTAATAATTGTGGAACAAGATTAAACATGGACTAATACCACCAGTCAGAAATGGCCGGTGGTATTTTTATACTCATTTTTAAATCTTAAGAAAGAGAGGACATGAAACATGAAATTTGAAGAAGCATTAAAAGCAATGAAATGTGGAAGTAAAGTCAAATTACCATCATGGGGAGGGTACTGGTGCTGGAATCCAGAGAAAGAAGCAATCATCATGCACACCAAAGATGGACAGGAATTGGATATTCGTGAGACACAGAATGTTGAATATACTTTACAGAATATTCTTTCTGATGAATGGACTCTTGCGGATAAAACTAATTGCCCTCAGCTTGGAGGAAAAGCAACATTTTCCTTCGGAGAAGCGATCAAATATCTAAAAAGAGGGATGAAAGTTGCGCGTAAAGGCTGGAATGGCAAGAAACAGTATATTCAGCTTGCGACCGGAATTTCTTACAAGACAGCGAATGGCGAAGTTGTGAATTGTGAACATGATGCAATCGGCAACAAAGCAGTGGCTTTTGTGGGAACTTCCGGTGTACAGATGGGATGGCTTGCATCCCAGGCAGACATGCTTGCAGAAGACTGGATTTTTGCGGAGGAATAACAACATGGAGAATGAAGAATTTCTGAGATTATGTAAAGCAAAAGTTGCAGAGTATACCAATAGTCACATGGATGTTACAGATCGGCAGCAGGTGACTGTACATGATGCGTATGTGGTATGGAGCTGTAAGACCTTGCAGAATAACAAGGCGCTGCTTAGCACTACGGTACCAGATGGCATGTACTATGAGCTGACATATAACGGTGATAAGAATGAACTGTATATGGATGCCTATAAGAAGTTTGAAAACAGATGCTTCAAAATGTAATTTGCGCCGGCGCAATGGAGGGAGGTGAGAACGGTGAAGATGAGATGCATTAAACGCTACAGTGATGTCAAATTAAAAAAAATCATTGAAGTAGACACTATTTTTGATGTAGATGAAGAAAGAGCGAACCATCTGGTGAATGAGAAAGTTGCAGAGATTGTAAATGAGACTGAAAAGACAGCGGAAAAGGCAATAGGTAAAGGGAAGGAATAGGTGATCCGATTATCTCCCTGTGAGGCGTGGGGTGAAGCGTCTTATTTTTATGTCCGGAATGACGTGAAACTATAAGATCTGAGACGAATGGCCCGGGCGCGAAAGTGAATAGGCTGGGCGGAAAGGATAAGAAATGAAAAACAAAGTATTCAAAGCATTTTGCAAAGTTCCGATGAATTTACAGTTATTTGCTGAAGGAGACGGTGCTGGGACCGGCGATGATGGCGGTAATGGCGGCGGAGCTGGTGGAGCAGGAGAGGAAGGCAATGAGCCGCAGTCTTTTGACGATTTTCTGAAAACAGGAGGCAATCAGGCTGAATTTGACCGGAGAGTACAGAAGGCAGTCAATACGGCAGTGACCAATGCACAGGAAAAGTGGCAGGCACTGACGGATGATAAGCTCTCTGAGGCTGAGAAGCTTGCAAAAATGACTAAAGAAGAGAAAGCGCAGTATATGCAGCAGAAGAAAGAAAAAGAACTTTCTGAAAGAGAAGCTGCGATTACTCGAAAAGAACTGATGGCGGAGGCAAGAAACACGCTTGCCGGTGATGGCCTTCCACAGGAACTTGCTGAGGTTCTGAACTACACAGATGCCGATGCCTGCAAAAAGTCCATGGAGACTGTGAAAGCAGCATTCCAGAAAGCTGTTGAGGCAGCAGTGGAAGAAAAGCTGAAAGGTGGAAAACCGCCGAAGAAAGCAACGGAAACAGATGAACAGAAAACCCAGCAGCAGAAAGTATATAATGCAATGATGGGACAGTTTTAAAGGAGTGAAAAAATATGTCAATTAATACTTTAGCAACAGCTACATTATTTCAGAACACACTGGATCAGATCGCAGTGCAGGAGGCAACTACAGGTTGGATGGATGCCAATGCCGGACAGGTGATCTATAACGGCGGTGCAGAGGTTAAAATCCCTAAGATGAATGTACAGGGAATGGGAAACTATGACCGCGATAACGGCTACCAGCAGGGATCCGTTACACTGGAATACGAAACTAAGAAAATGACACAGGACAGAGGCCGCCTGTTCCAGCTGGATCCGATTGATGTCAACGAAAACAACTTTGTAACTACAGCGGCAGCAGTTATGGGAGAATTTCAGAGAACACAGGTTGTGCCGGAAATTGATGCATACCGTATCAGCAAGCTGGCAACCGAGACCATTACGGCTAATAAAGCAGGTATGGTAGCACGTGGATATACACCGGGCGTAACAGGAACCTCTGCGCTGCGTAAGCTGAAAGAAGCTATTAAAGCAGTACGAGAGGGATATAACGGTGCACTGGTGTGTCAGGCAACACCTGATTTTATCATGGAACTTGAACTGGAACTTGCAGGAAAAATCACGGCAGCTACATTTTCTAAAGGCGGCATTCAGACACAGGTACCGTCTGTGGATGGTGTACCGATCATTTCCACACCGTCTAACCGCATGTACACAGTGATTAAGATCAATGATGGAAAAACATCCGGACAGGAAAAAGGCGGATATGAGAAAGGAACGACTGCAAAGAGCCTGAACTTCTTTGTATGCCCGGTAACCACGCCAATTGCAGTAACCAAACAGGATATCATGCGTATCTTTGATCCAAACATCAACCAGAAACTGAATGCATGGCAGATGGATTACAGACGTTTCCATGATCTCTGGGTACTGGAGAATAAACTGGATTCTGTTTTCCTGAATATCAAGGAGGCAGAATGATGAGATTAATTCGAGCTAATATCGAAATAGATGTAGAAAACGCAGCAACAGCAGAAAAACTTATGAAGAGTGGTTTTGAGCCGTTGGAAGGAGTAACGAAAGTTGCTCCTTCTGATCCTGACAAGACTAAAAAGAATCTGGATGAAATGACTGTTGAAGAGCTGAAAGCTATTGCAAAGGAGAAAGGTCTGTCAGGAGTATCAGCTCTTGCTAAGAAAGATCTTCTTGAAATCCTGAAAGAGTGATCACATGGCAAAAGAAAGAGACATTGAGAAAATCATAACCTTAACAGGAGAAAAGGACGAAGATCTGATTGAACTTTTACTGGATGATGCGGAAGAATTTGTCAAATCCTACACAGGCAGAAAAAACATTGTAACCGGTCTGGAAAAGGCGGTCAGAGACCTTGCCGTGATCGCACTGAACCGGATGGGAACAGAGGGAGAAAAAGCGAGAAGTGAGGGTGGAGAGAATTATACCTTTGATGACGCTCCCAAACAAATCTACGACACTATGAACAGATTTCGCCTTGCGCGAGTGGGAGGTAAGGCTTTTGAGGCTTCGAAGAAGTAGGACTGAAACGTATTATCACAAAAAGCGTATAGTTGAAAAGGATAGAGAGGGCAGTACCAGAGAATCATATGGTACTGCTTCTTCTGTAGAGGGGGAATCCTGGCCGGCATCCGGTAAGGTACAGACACAACAGTATGGAGAACGTCTGAATTATATCCGTAATGTGCGGATATCCGGAAAATACGAAGTGAAACCAGATGAAAAGGGAAGAATGCATTATATTCTCGAGAATGGTACAGACATTCAGGAATCAGATGGGATATGTCTCTTTGTTGGAAAAGATGCAGTGCCGGATTACAGGATCATCTCTATTAAGTCATACAGGATGTTGAGTTTGGAGGTAGAAAAGCTGTGAGTGTGAGCGGTGCGGATGATATTGACAGGGCATTGGAAAAATTATCAGGACTGGATATGAAGCAGGCCGTAGCCGATGCGATTCAGACCGTCCGCGCGACGGCTGTTTTGAACTGCCCCGTAGATACTGGAGAATTGCGGCAGAGCATATATGCAGACGTTGAGGGGGATACCAACAGGGCTGTTGGAACCTGCTGGACCAACAGAGCATATGCACCATATGTAGAATTTGGTACCGGTCCGAAAGGACAGGCAGATCATGCTGGAATATCCCCGGAAGTCACACCGGTATATACACAGGCCCCGTGGTGGATTCATGAAAGTCAAATTGACCGCAGAACTGCAGAAAAATATCGGTGGTTTTACATCGATACTCCACAGGGAAGATTCTACCAGTGCACAGGCCAACCGGCACACCCATTTCTTTATCCGGCGCTTCATGACAACGAAGATAAGATTTTAAAGAATATGAAAGCAAGCTTTCAGACAAACATAGGAAAGGTATCAAAATGAAAAACATAAAAGATCAGGTATACAAAGCTTTGTGCAGCGTTACAGATAATGTGTCAGATGCTTATCCGCATTCATGGGCAGAAGATGCAACAATTCAGTACACAGAGGAACAGAACAGTGTGTATGAACACAGTTCCCATGGCGAGCTTGTTGGAGAGGATAAATCACTTGTCCGGTACAGGATTGATATATGGCATCGTGACAGCACATCAGCGGCAGCTATGGCTGTTGATGAGGCAATGAAGGAAACGGGACTGAAAAGGATTGAGTGTCAGGATGTTCCGGATCCTTCAGGAATGAAACATAAACAGATGAGATACGAAGGAATTATTGACATGGATTCCGATGAAGTATATTGGAGATAGGAGGAATACAGAATGTTAGCAAATGGTGCAACACTGGGATATAAGAAAAAAACTGGCTCACCTAGTACATATACAGATCTTCCGGGATTAAAAGAAATCCCTGAAATGGGCATTGAGGCAGAAAAAGTAGAAAATTCAGGGCTTACAGACGGACATAAGATGTATGAACTTGGTGTGGGTGACCTGCCGGACATGGTATACAAATTTAAGTATGACAATACAAAAGCAGACAGTCCATATCGAGTTATGAGAGCAGCAGCAGAAAGCGGAGAAGTATTATCATTCCAGGACAAATTAAAAGATGGCAGCGTTACGGAATACGATGCACAAGTGTCGGTAAAACGTACAGGCGGCAGCCTGAATGGTGTTATTGAATTTGAACTGACCATGATGGTTCAGTCCGAACTTAAGTATACGGATCCGGCATAAAAGGCAGAGAGGAGAAAACAGCATGAGTGATATCGGTGGATTAGACACTGTAGAAGAAACAACAGAAGAAAAAGTTGTGGAGATGACTGAGAAAAAGGAGCGTAAGCCTTTCCATTACTGGACAGTAAACGGAAGGGATTACCGCCTGAAGCTGAAAGCATCTACGATCAATAAGCTGGAAAACAAATACCGTCAGAATATCCTGAATATGTTGGATGATATTCCGCCGCTTTCCGTGATGCTTACGATCATTCAGGCCGCAATGGAGCCGTGGGAACATGGACTGAGCTACACAAAGGTTCAGAACCTGTATGATTATTGGGCTGATGAAGAAGGTGGTAACCAGACAGATTTGTACTCAAAAATCATTATTCCTACACTTGCGGTATCCGGTTTTTTTACGCAGGAGCAGGCGGACGTTCTGGTGGAAGAGATGCAGAATGTCTAACAGATTTTGTGAATGAACTGTACACGGAAGCGCTTGATCTGGGGATTTCCATAGAAACATTTTGGAACTCTTCGCTTGCAGAGGTCATTGATTTGATGGAAAGTGCATATCGTGTACAGCTGAAAAGAAGAAAGCAGCGAATAGAAGACAACTGCACACTGGCTGAGGCAATAGCTGCAAATGTAGGGGCATTGTTCGATGAAAATAGCAGACCGTTCCTGAAGCCATGGGACTTCTACCCAAAACTGTTCGAAAAAGAACAGGAGATGTATGAGGAGGCGGAAGAGGAACGACAGTGGGCGGAATACAGTGAAAAACGTAGAGAATATGTAAATGAATTTAACCGTCGTAGACATGAATAATGCTACGGCGGATTTTTAATGGGAAGGAGGTGGAGTTGTGAGTGAAGATCTGAAAAAAATGAAAGTCACCATTGAAGGTGATACGAAATCCCTCAAAAAAGAGCTGGGTTCAGCACGTGGCGATGTCAGGAAGACCACAGATATTTTCAAAAATGAAATTGAAAAAATAAAGCAGAGCATGTCTGGAAAACTACCTAAAGTACCTCAGAACATAAGCACAACTATGCGACAGAGCTTTCAGAATATAAAAGCAGGCGCCCCGTTTTCGGCTATGGCTCAGGATGTAAAGCAATATGTAAAAGAGGCTCAACTGGCAGCTGGTATAAAAGTGCATACAGAAGAGTACGAACAGACAGAAAGAGACATTGAACGTGTTTCCCGGTCTTTGGATCGCTTAAAACAGAAAAAACGTGATCTGATGAACAGCAGTGGCGGAACTGAGAGAAGTGAAGCAATAGCGAATGTGAAAGAGCAGATTGCGGCAGCAGAACAGCAGCTTGAAAAATATCAGGCACACAGACAGTATATGCAATTTAGCAATACAGACAGCGAACGCGCATACACAGGAAAACTTTCTGACGGAAACAGTTTTGAGACAGCAAGAGCTGTTATAAAGCAGACAGCAGAACGTATACGAGAAGTGAAAGAAGTAACCGCAGAGACACTTAAACGAATTCCGGTGTTGGGTAGAGTCTTGAGCAATGCTGCGTATATTGGCTCAAAAGGCTGGGGCGGTTTGAAGAAATTGATTTCTGGTGTCGGTTCTGGTGTAAAATCACTGGCATCCGGTGTAATCCAGAAGTCTTCTGGTGCGTTCAGTGCCCTGATCCAAAAATTTTCATCCGGGATCCCAACTTTGAAAAGAGCGCGGTCTTCTTTCAATGGTCTTGGAACATCCGGAAAAGGCCTGGCAGGAATACTGAAAACAGTTGGTATGACTGCAAAATTCATGTTTGCAAGTTTTGTAATTCGCGGAGCAATTAACGGAGCAAAACAGGGATTCCAGAATCTGGCACAGTACAGCGGATCAACCAACAGCAGTATATCCATGTTGATGTCTTCACTGACGCAGCTCAAAAATTCACTTGCAGCTGCATTTGCGCCGATACTGGAAGTGGTGGCACCAATCCTGAACAGTTTTGTTCAGATGGTTATCCGGGCAGTAAATGCGGTAGGACAGCTCATTGGAGCACTTAGCGGCAAAACAACCATTGTCACTGCAAAGAAGCTCAATCAGGACTATGCAAAGAGCCTGAGCGGTACGTCCAGCGGCTTAGCGGATAATGCCAGCAATGCGGATAAGGCTTCGAAAGCTACAGAGAAATACAAGCGGACCATAATGGGGTTCGACCAGATCAATAAGATGGACGATGATTTATCCTCAGATTCTTCTGGTGGAGGCTCCTCAGCGGGAAATATTGGCGGACTCAGTGATGCAAGCAACATGTTCCAGACCACAACGGTCACTAACCAGTTCAAAGATCTTGCAAAGCTTATCAAGGACGCATGGAAAAATGCAGATTTCACCGAACTTGGCTCTATGGTCGGTGAGAAGTTAAATGCAGCGCTGGAAAAGATTCCGTGGAAGAAGATCCAGAATACTTGCAATAAGATCGCTAAGAGCATTGCTACTTTCCTCAATGGATTTCTGGAAACAACCAACTGGAAGCTTATTGGAAGTACCATAGCCAAAGGCCTTAATACAGCATTTGGTTTCGTAAATACCTTCGCGAAGAATTTCCACTGGAAAAGTCTTGGCAGGGCAATATCCGATGGCATAAATGGCGCAGTTAAGTCATTTGATGCATCATTGGCAGGACAGACTATAAGCAATACAGTCAAAGGCATTCTTGATACGATTATCGTAGCAATCGAGAATACCGACTGGCAGCAGGTTGGAGAGAAAGTCCGGGAAGTTCTGGTCAACATTGACTGGAAGGGTATAGTAAGCAGGCTCTCAGAAGCCATAGGAGCAGCATTTGGCGGTTTCGCAGCATTCATAGGCGGACTGATTGGGGATGCCTTTACCAATGCAAAAAAATACTTTGAGGGTAAGATTAAAGAGTGTGGCGGCAACGTTGTACTGGGTATTTTCAAAGGAATCACAGATGCAGTAAAAGGTATCGCAGCATGGATTAAAGACAATATATTTAAACCTTTCATTGATGGATTTAAGAATGCGTTCGGAATCCATTCCCCGTCCACAGTAATGAGGCAGCAGGGTGTATACATCATAGAGGGATTATTTGAAGGCACAAAAAACAAGTTACCAGATCTGCTGAGCTGGATTGGACAGCTTCCGGGAAAAGTCAAAACCAAACTTGGCAATGCGAAAGCATGGATTAAATCCAAAGGTTCCGATGCAATTCAAGGTCTGAAAAATGGCTGGGAAGCTGTGAAAGATAGTTGTTTCCTGAAGCGTGTTGCCAATATGAAGAATGAAGTATTCACAAAGATTGGAAACATCAAGGGAAAAGTCACCTCTAAAGGTAATGATATTGTCAGTGGACTGAAAAATGGATTCTCCAGTCATTGGAGCTCCTTTACAGAAACATTAGGAAATATTCCGAGTATGATTTCAAAAGCAATTCCTAACCTGTTCTCGATAGGAAAGAATGCAATTCAGGGATTTGCGAATGGCTTCGGTTCTGTCCATATTCCACTTCCACATGTTTCAGTATCATGGAATAGGCACAGCGTGGGACCGGTAAGCTTTTCCACACCTTCTTTTGGACTAAACTGGTATGCAAAAGGCGGTTTTCCAGAAAATGGAGAAATGTTCATTGCAAGAGAGAACGGTCCTGAAATGGTCGGCCGGATGGGAAACAGGAACACTGTAGCCAACAATAACCAGATCATTAATGGAATCAAAAAAGGTGTCTTTGAAGCTGTAGTGGAAGCTTTTGACATGAGTGGACCTATGAACAACGATAAGGATAAAGACGTTATCGTTAACCTTACGATCAAGGCAGATTCGGAAACATTATATAAAGTGGTTCGAAAAGGACAGAAAAAATACGATAACAGGTATCACGTGGTAGCAACGATATAGGAGGTGGGTAGATGAACGTGATCGATCTTACGGGAGATGGGAACTTCAAATACCCATCTCAGTTTAAATGGAAGAAAAGCGACATAAGCAAAAGCAATGCCGGAAGAACCAGAGATTATCGAATGCATAAAAATAAAGGCGCAGAAAAAAGAACCCTGAGCCTGGGTTGGAAACAGTTATCAAAAGCAATGGTCCACGAAATCTTATCAGCTTTTAAGCCTGAATATGTGTGGGTGAAATACTGGGATCCTATGGAGGGGAAAAACGTAACCAAAGAGTTTTATACCGGAGATATGGAAACAGAAGTTAAATGGTGGAAAAAAGGCAGAGAACGTTACGGTACCTTGAGTTTTGACATAGTTGAGGTGTAACACATGATCAATGTTTCGAAAGAATTTAAAGAAAAGATAAAATATGGAAGATTCCTGCTATACCTGACAATTACCCTTGCTGATGGAACGGTGTTGAATCTGGACGATTCCAACATATGGGAAGGCGGATTCAAGATTGATGAGGGAGTCACCGAGAGTGGAGCGTTTACCATTGGGAGCTGCATTATTAACAAAATGACAGTCGTTCTGTACGATGAGGATGAAAAATTATCCAGACGGGTATTTGATAGAGCCCAGGTCATACCTTATATCGGTATGGAGTTTGATGATGGAAGCATAGAAAAAATACAAAAAGGTGTCTATGAGGTTGACAGTACATCGTATGATGGTGACTTGATCACATTGGAATGCCTCGATAACATGCATAAGCTCGATAAAGAATATGCAGGAGTAACAACTACATATCCAGCAACGATTCAAACGATAGTGAACGATCTGTGCAGGTATTGTGGTGTGGTACTGCAGTCGGCAAGATTTGATGGCTATAATGTGAAACTTACAAAACGGCCGATCAACAGCGGAATCACATGCAGACAGGTACTTTCGTATGCAATGCAGATGATATGCAAGTTTGCAAAATGTGATGCCAACGGAAAACTTATCGTTGACTGGTTTGACCAGCAGGTATTTGAACAGAATACTTTGCTGGATGGAGGCATTTTCGATGATGACAGTCCTTATTCATCAGGTGATGAGGCTGATGGCGGAACATTTTCGCCGTGGAATACAGGCTATGAACACAACTCAGGAACATTTGAAGATATGGATGCATTCCATCATATATACACGCTGGACACACTGGATGTTGCTGTGGAAGATGTGATCATCAGTGGAGTGCAGGTGACTGCCGAAACAGAAAATACTGAAAATGCAGACACATTATTTTATGGTGAAGAAGGGTACGTTCTGAAAATATCAGGAAATCCGTTTATCACAAAGGATAATGCCGCGAATTTTGCAGAATACCTTGGTAAAAAACTTATCGGGCTGATATTCCGGCCGCTTGATGCATCGGCTCTGCCGAATCCAACTGTGGAGGCAGGAGATATAGCATATATTTCAGATGGACCATCGAAGAGTTATTCAGCACTTGTCACCAATCTCAGTTTTGATCCTGATGATAATATGTCGATTTTATGCGATGCGGAATCTCCGAAAAAGACAGAATCACAACGGCCGACAGAACTAGAACAGACACTTGCAAAGATGCGCAAGGAGACAGAGAATACGTTATCCAATTATGATCTCATTGTCCAGCAGATGAGTCAACTCGCTGCCAACACCTTAGGTTTCCATGAAACAAAAATTATCCAGGACGATGGCTCCGTGATTGTGTACCGGCATGACAAACCGAAATTATCCGAATCAAAGATAGTATATAAATCCGGTATTGATGGTTTCTTCGTAACGAGAAGCTACACCGGCAAAGATTCCACTACAGTCTGGAAAGCAGGATTCGACAGTAACGGCAATGCAGCTCTCAATATCCTTTCCGTGATCGGTATCCACTGGGATTGGGCTTACGGCGGAACACTAAGCCTGGGCGGTGTAGGTAATGGGAATGGGATTATGAAGGTTTTTGACAGCAACGGGGTTCTTATATCAACACAAGATATTAATGGGTATTTTCTATACGATAAAAACGGATTAATCAAGGCAATTATCAACAAAGATTCGATTCGATTATTTAGTACTCCACTGAATCCGAATGTGATAGAGGAGTCATCATATGAAGGCATTCAATTAAATGGGGATGGCTTTTGCAGAATTGGAGGCACGTATTGTTTTGATGATGGTGAGCTTTCGATGGAAATATCTGATGCATACGACCCATTTGTGTCTTTGTCAAGTGAAATAGATGGAAATGTCGTCGGAAATTTTGACGAATTGCTTGCAGGTGTCTTCTGGGCTACAAACGCAACAATCAAAGGTGGAACAGCAACACTTGACAGCCTTACATCGAAAGCCACAAAGCTTCTAAACGTCAAGCAGAATACGAATGCTTACGATCTGTTGCTTATGACAGATGGAACTGTAACCAGAGCAGCGTCTTCGTCCAAACGCTATAAGGATATTGGAGACGCCATTTCGGAAATGGATATTGATAATTGGTACAAAATAGAACCAGTCTGGGCGAAATACAAAGACGGTTATCTTGCGGAAGGCGACGAAAACGAGGGACGCTATCTTCCAATGTTCATTGCTGAGGATGTGGAAAAATGTTTTCCGCAAGCGGTTGCACATGATGGTAGTCAGGTAGAAGACTGGAACTACCGTATGATGATCCCGGCAATGTTTGCAATGATCAAACAGCAGAAAGAAGAAATTGAATCCCTGAAACAGGCAGTTAAAGAAATAAGAGGTAATTAATATGGCAATAACAACGAGACATGGTCCGTACAACAAATTTGATCCTCAGAAACTCCGCACGGCTGAGATTGCTGTGGTGACAGAAGGGGATCCTCATGCATCGGACGGAAAAGCAATCTACCAGTGCTTTTCTCCGGGCGATGTTAAACGTATGGCAACCTATGAAGATATGGTAGATCAGATTGACGAGGCCGGAGGAGATGCCATTGACAATCATATTGAGCAAAAAGTCGGTACAGCCCTGAAAGCCTGTGAGGATGCCACAAAAGCGGCACAGGATGCAAAGACGAATGCAGACAAGGCGGTTTCCAGTGCGAATACTGCGGCATCGAGTGCAGATACAGCAGCTAAGTCAGCCAATGAGGCGGCAGAAAAGGCTCTTGAAGCTGTAAAAAAGTGTGAGGGTCTTATGGATAACACGAAGGTAACAGCACTTGAAGAAAAAATGAAAAAAGTACTGGAACTGCTTAAAAATGTTGTGTCTACGGAGTAGACCCATGAGCAGGTCTGGGATTCCCCCGTAGGGAAAATAGAAACGGTAACTAAAAATCAGACACAGAAAGGAAAATAATATGTCAGTAAAAACAGTACAGGCCGTGATTAATGGCCAGACATACAACCTTACCCTGAACAGCAGTACAGGGAAATATGAAGCAACGATCACAGCACCCGGTAAATCCAGCTATACATTAAGCGGGCATTATTATCCGGTCACTGTAAAAGCAACAGATGATGCCGGGAATACCACTACAAAAACAGATTCAGATGCAACGCTTGGCAGTTCCCTTAAGCTGCAGGTTAAAGAAAAAGTCGCACCGGTCATTGCGATCACAGCACCGACAGCAGGAAGTTACATTATCAACAGTAAGCCTGCGATCACATTTAAGATCACAGATGATGATTCCGGTGTCAATCCGACAACCATTGGGATTACGATCGATTCCGGTTCGAAAATTACCGGAGATTCCATCACAAAGAAAGCAGTATCAGGTGGTTACGAATGTACATACACACCAGACACGGCACTGTCTGACGGAAGCCATACGGTCAAGGTTGATGCATCTGATTATGATGGCAATGCAGCAGTCCAGAAATCCGTTACATTCAAGATCGATACAGTACCGCCGACACTGTCCATTACTTCACCGGTTGATGGTCTTGTTACAAATCAGGCGGCATGCACAGTCAAAGGTATTACCAACGATGTTACTTCCAGTCCGGTTACAGTAACGATCAAGCTTAACAGCGGCAGTGCAGAGGCTGTGACAGTAGGATCCGACGGAAGCTTCTCCAAAGCCCTTACACTGGCAGCAGGAAGCAACACGATCACGATCGTTGCCAGAGATTCCGCTGGAAAGACCACAACGATCACAAGAACCGTCAAGCTGGATACCACACCACCGACAATCAAGAGTATCACACTTACCCCGAATCCTGTTGATGCCGGCAAGACATTTGTCATCAGTGTAGAAGTAACAGACTGATATGGTGTCAAAGGTCTACGGCAAGGCTGATGGCGTAGATATCACCTTTTATCATGACCATGGGGACATCTGGCAGATAGATGTCCCTTGGAATGATGATGGGAAATACACTGCGGAAATATTCGCGGAGGATGATGGTGGAAACATAACTTTCCGTTGTAGCGCATTGTTTGTGATCTCGGGGCATGAACTACAGGCAGTGGTAATGTTGAATGAAATGTCTGCGCAGGTTGGCTGTGAAAAAATAAAATACTGCACAGAGATTATAGAAGAGCAGTTTGCAGGATCTGTACAGGAAGGAGGGTATCAGATTGAGAGTGTCATATGTAGCAGAAGTCACGTTTGATTTTCCGGAGGCCAGATACCTTCGCGCGGTTGTAAAGCCGAAATGTGATGCGGATCTTCCCTTTTCAATAGACAATGCCCGGTGGGAGCTGTATTACAGGGATGATGACGGTGAGGAGATATTGGAAGACTCTGGCGAATGCGAGGTCAGTGCGCATGAGCTGTCAGCATTTATCCAGCCGCAAAAGACAGGAACATACAGATTCAAGTACATCTATGAGATCGCGGGTGAAACGTGGGTTGACAATGTAAAGATAAAGGCGGGGTGATGGGATGGCGGCAAATATTAAGATAGTGGATGTCAGCTTAATCCCAAACCCGGTTGCTGCCGGGGCAAGCCTTAAAATATCAGTAGAGATCCATAAGAATATTTGTTTATTGTCAGATTATGATGATTATCTGCTGGCAGACAGTGACGGCTCCTATATTGATGTACAGAGGGACACGGTGGTCATGCAGGATGGCGATAATATATTGGTAGTTGATGATGATGGTGAATTGATTGAGACAGAGGAGGATTAACAGATGATAGATGAACAAAAAACAAAAAAGATTGAAGATTTTCCGGAAAATGCAGAACCGGCAGATACAGATTATTTCCTTAATGCGACGGGGAATGTAATGAAAAAAACAAAAGTGTCGCAGCTGATCACGTGGCTGAAGGAGAAGCTGGGGATTAATAAACTAAACACGAAAATGAATAATTATGTTACTATTAAAAATTTTACTCAAAAAATAACTCTGAAAAGTGGTGTTGCGACTGTAAATATCAGTGCTGCATTAGATGGTTATATACTTTTAGGAATCGTGCGATGCAGTTTCGCGAGTAGTTATTTAACTACGACTGGATATACATTAAGTGGAAATAATTTATCACTTAATGTACGAGACGTTTCGGCACCTACGACTTCCACAACGTCGACAAACTGCTATGTAACAGCATTGTATGTTAAAAAATAAATTTTTAGAAAATTGTGCCGGCGCAACCGGAGAAAGAGTGAAAAAGTGAAAGAAATACTCATGCAGACATATACTATTGTATTACCGGTACTTTTGGGCTATATCGTTTGGCTCTTAAAGAATCAGAAAAAAGACCGGGATGCAAACAGCAAAGGTACCATGCTCCTGTTACGTACACAATTGATTGAGTATCATGCAAAGTACATGGAATTAGGAGATATTCCTTCCTATGCTTACCAGAACTTTTGCGAAATGTATGATGCCTATCATGCACTGGGCGGGAATGGCATGGTAACAAAAATGAAACAGGAAATTGAAGAATTACATATTAAAAGAAAAGGAGAATAAGACATGGATGTAAATGTAATGATGCAGTATGTAACCTATGGACTGGCACTGATCGGTGTGCTTGCGTTTCTGGTATCGATTATCGTGCAGGTGATCAAGGAGCTTCCGGGACTTAACCAGATTCCTACAAGTATTGTGGCTCTGGTCACATCACTGATCCTGTGTCCGATGGCATTGGTGATTTTATGTACATATTATAAGATGGTGATTACCTGGTATTATATTATTGCTTCTGTAGTTGCCGCATTCATTGTATATCTGGTGGCAACCGGTGGATGGGAAAAAGTAAAATCGATCTGGGACAGAACAAAATACAAAGATTCAGGGGACGAGTGATCGTCCTCTTTTTAGTGGAGGAAAATAAATGTTAAAGATTATGGGACAGGCTGCAGCTACAGTAACACAGATGCAGTCATATATTAAAAAGGTAAATCCAAAGGTGCCCACTTCGGTCATCAAGATGATTCCGCTGTACATTTCAGAGGGAGCAATCGAAGGAGTAAGAGGTGACATCGCATTCGCTCAGTCGTGTCTGGAAACCGGTAACTTCACATTTTCTGGAAGTGCAGTAACTTTTTCTCAGAACAACTTCTGTGGCATGGGTGTAACCAAAACTGGCATGAAGGGCAATAGCTTTAAGAATCCACAGCAGGGTATTCGGGCACAGATCCAGCATCTGCAGGCATATGCATCTACCGGAAAGCTGAAACAGAATGTTGTGGATCCACGTTACATATATGTAACCAGAGGCTGTGCAGAATACGTGGAATATCTTGGAATTCAGGAAAATCCAAATCATCAGGGATGGGCCGCCGGAAAAGATTACGGTAAGAAGATTATTGCTATCTTGAATAGTATATTATCAACAACATCTGAAACAGCAAAAAAGGAGAACGCAGTGAAAGTAAACATTAAAAAGATGATCAGCAAAAAGAATTGTTACATTGGCCAGAATAAACCGGCTTATGTGATTATTCACGAAACAGACAACTGGAGTAAAGGAGCTAATGCCAGAGCGCATGCTCTTGCAATGAAGAATGGAAATCTTGCTGGTACAGTTCACTATTATGTAGATTCTTCGGATATCTATCAGACGCTGGAGCATAGTGATGGTGCTTGGGCTGTAGGCGACGGAAAAGGAAGGTACGGCATCACGAACCGTAACTCTATCAATATTGAGATTTGCGTAAATCCGGAGACAGATTACTATAAAGCAGTGGACAAAGCAGAACAGTTGGCTGCATATCTGCTGAAACAGTATGGTTGGGGAACCGATCACTTGAAACGTCACTATGATGCATCCAGAAAGCATTGTCCTAGACGGATCCAGGACGAGGGACTCTGGTCAAGCTTTGTTAAGAAGACTGCAACGTACATGAATGGAGCTGGATTAGCTACTGCAAAGCCATCAACTACTAAACCAACTACAACAACCACATCGAAAGAAGCCGGTTATATGTTTGAGCCAAAACTTGTTAAATTAGGTAGTGAAGGAACATCCGTCCTCTTACTGCAGGAGATTCTGATTGCCAGAGGATTTAAGGGAAAAAATGGAAAAACCCTGACACTTTCTAGAAAAGCAGATGAAAATACGATCTACGCACTGACCCAGTACCAGAAGTCCAGAAATGGAGTACTGGTGGTAGATGGAGCATGCGGAGAGAACACATGGAAAGATCTGATTGC